GGCACCACTGACCCAAGAGATGGTTCTGTAGTGTTTTACCACAATAATCAACCAGGAATAGGTGTTCCACTTTCGTTTAGCTTTTTAGATAGCCCATCTACTACATCAGCAACAACTTACAAAGTAACTATGTATGTTAATGGCGGAACAGGCTATGTTAATAGGCTACCAAACGATGGAAATTGGGGGACTGCTTCAACACTTACCCTTATGGAGATTGCACAATGAGTAGTATATTAAAAGTAGACTCCATTCAGAATGCGGCTGGTACTGCGGCTATGACGATTGATAGCAGTGGTACTGTAACAACCAAATCTAAAGAAAGTTTCGTGTTGTTAGGGTATCAACTAAATCCAGCAGGATACACAACCCTTGCTAATTTAGATAAGTTTCCGTTTAACCAAATTGCTCAAAGCAAAGGCACTGGCGCATCAGATTGGAATAGCACTACAAAAGAATATACTGCACCTTGCGATGGCATCTATGGATGGCATATACAATCCATTACAAATGCTACTACAAATACTACTAATTTTGATATTTACATTGATGATGCAGAATATTTTCCAGCACTTTGGCAAAACGGTGCAAGAGGGTTTCACGGAAGCGGTCAAGTTTATCTAAATCAAGGTCAGACTTTCACTTGGAAGGTAGGCGGTTCAACCACTAAAGTTTACGGAACTGTAAATGGTATTGGTTCTGGTGATGCTTACTCAACAGGAAGCATTGCATTGCTTCGGGAGATTGTATAATGGCTTTAACAAAACTAAACAATCAGTCTCTTAGCGCAGTGACGAGTGCTGGTATTCCAGTAAGTGCTGGTTCTGTGTTGCAGACTGTGTTTGCTACTACAGGAAGCAATTCTGCACAGATAACTACAACTAGTACAACTTTTGTTGAAGGTGGATTACAAGTATCAATTACTCCAACTTCAACTAACAGTAAAATATTACTAATGGTTAATGTTAATGCGTACGCCACTTCTACGATTTACAATCTAGTAACTATTTACAGAGGCTCTACTAACTTAGCGGGTGGTACAAATGCTCTGAATCAAAAGTACACTGGCGGAGGTGCAGATGGTTGGATATCTGTAGGTATTAGCCATATAGACTCACCAGCATCGACCAGTGAACAAACTTATAAGCTAATGTATCGTTCTAATACGGGGAGTACTGTATATCTTCACCAAGATAATCTTCGGGAAAACCAGCTTATCGCTATGGAAATCGCAGGATGAAGATGTCGCTAGAACCAGAATTGAAAGTACAGATGGAGCTAGACGCACACGAAAAAGAGTGTGCTGTGCGCTACGAAATGGTGCATGGGAAACTAGCTAGTCTTGATAAAAGAATGTGGCGTTTAGAGGCTATGATAATGGGGTCAACGATTATAGTTGTTGGCCTTGCTTCCTCACTTTTAATGAAGATGTAAGGAGACTAGTATGATTGCAGAAACCTTGGCTGGAATTTCCTTGGTAAAAGCTGCCGTTGACCAAATCAAATCTGTAATCAATACTGCAAATGATGTAGGCGAGATAGCTGGATTTGTTGATAAACTCTTTGAGGGTGAACAACAAGTCCAGCAAAAGCGTAACAAGAAGTCTAGCTCTAGCTTCTCTATATCTAATGTAGCCAAAGAAACCATAGACGCTAAACTTGCTCAAGAAAAGATGGATGAGATGCGTACCCTGATTGACTGGCGGTTTGGTCATGGAACGTGGCAGAGCATAGTAACAGAACGGGCTAGGCGTATACAAGAAGCTAAAGAAATAGCTTTACAGGAACGTAGGGCTAAAGCACAGAAGCAAACAGACATAATGGACACTCTACAGATACTAGTTATCGTAGCAGGTTTTATTGTACTGATTGCTATCGCTATAGTATATATGGTGTATAGTGCTGCACAGGCAATAGGATTTAGATAGTATGATGAGTTTAGTATTACAGGGGTTATTCGGAGTAGCCTCTAGTGCAGTCGAGGGCTTTGTAGAAACAAAGAAAGCCAAGGCTAAACAGAAGTTAGTTAAGATTGAGGCTGAAACCTCTATCATGGAAAAGCAGATAGCGGGAGAGATTGATTGGGATGTTGAAGCTGTTAAAGGTTCTAAGGAAAGCTGGAAAGACGAGTATCTTACAATTTTGTTCAGTATCCCACTACTACTCTGCTTCCTGCCCTTTACAGTCGAGTACGTGGAACGTGGTTTTCAAGCGTTGGCACAGACACCTGAGTGGTACAAGTACACCCTTGGTATAATCGTATCAGCATCCTTTGGTATTAAAGGTGCAGCTAAAGTATTCGGGAAGAAATAATGAAGTACACTTGCAAACACTGTTTGAATACTCAGTACATACCACAGAAGTTAGTACAGAGCTTTGTCAGAATGTTATGTTACGTATGTAGTAATGTAATACCTAAACAGGAGAAGTAGTGGAACTAGAGATAATAGCAATCTTCCTACAGATACTAACACTACTAGCAGTATGTGCAAACACTGCAATCAACATCGTATACAGGATGAAGAAATAATGTGGGACATGCACAACATAACTACAGCAGAACAAGCGGAGAAGAACATGAGTTTATATGAGAACATTAACAAGCGTAAAGCTGCTGGCACTAGCAGACCTAAGAGTAAGTCTACTGTCTCAGCTAAATCGTACTCTAATATGAAGGCTGGCTTTCCTAAGAAGACGGATAAGTACAAGAAGAAAGCATGAGCAACCTACTAGACCAACTTAAACGCCACGAAGGTATGGAGCTTAAGCCGTACAAATGCACATCAGACAAACTGACAATCGGTATCGGAAGAAACTTGGAAGACGTAGGCATCTCAGAAAAAGAAGCAGAGATGTTACTACAGAACGATGTACAACAAGTGACAGCGCAACTGAAAGAGAAGTTCCCTTGGGTACTACAGTTAGACGAGGTACGTTTTGCAGCTCTTATCAACTTCACCTTCAACGTAGGAATAGGAACAGCGTCCAAGTTCGTAAACGCAATGGCTCTGCTAAAGGCAGGAAACTACGATACGGCGGCAGATGAGTTTCTTGATAGTCGTTGGGCTAAACAAGTAGGTCAACGTGCTATAGAAGTAACAGAACAAATCCGTACAGGAGAGTGGCAGTGACAGAAAAACAACTGATAGACACTCTACACGATGCAGTCACTAAAGAACTGCTTATGCGTGTTCAGAGTGGTGAGGCAACGGCTAGTGAGTTATCAGTGGCTGTTAAGTTCCTTAAGGATAACGGAGCCTCTCTTGATGCAATCATGGCAGAAAGCCCTATGGCTAATCTACTCAATGACTTACCCTTTGAGGTGGCGGAGAGTATCCAATGACAAACTCAATTAAAAGTACAGCTACTAAGTTAAATGATAATAGTGAGATTACTATTCCTCTACGTAACTTAGTATCCATGATTGCTGCTGCAAGCATAGCTACTTGGGCCTATTTCGGCCTGACAGAGCGAATATCCTTCTTAGAACATAATCTTGAATTAACTATGGCAGAAGTAGAAGAGAATGATGAGTGGATTGACTTGTTTCAACCACCGCAGGAAGTACAAGATACTGTAAAAAGAGTACATGACCTAGAGATAGAAATAGCTAAAATTAAACTGACATTGGAAAGGTAGTTAGATGAGGGGACATAACGCAAGTTTAACTAGCAAGAATGTAACACTACCTGCTGACCAGTCATGGGTAAAGATACTAGACAGTAACGCTAGTCGTATGTACTTATGTATACAGAATGACCATGACAACCATTCTATTATGATTGGTTTTAGCAACGACACAGTAGCTCCTACAACAGGCATGAACCTAGATGGTAGTGCTACTGTAGGAGACTTAGCCGCTACCTTTCAGTTTAACGTAGCACCTATTAACGCTGTATGGGCTAAAGTAAACGATGCACATGCACATGATATTGAAGTAATATATGATGACTAATGAAGTACCTGAGTCCCTTAAGGACTTTAGAAACTTTCTATTCATAGTGTGGAAGCATCTAGGACTTCCAGAACCTACAGAGATTCAGTATGATATTGCTGACTACATG